CTATCAAAAGATAAAGTAAATATTCTTTGGCAAAAGAATTCATACGACCAACCTAATTTAGCACCTTGGTTCAAAGATAAATCTAATCATCATAAATATGATTGGTATGTATTTAATTCTAATTGGAGTTTTGAAAAATTTACACAAGCATTTGGTTTACCTACAGAAAAATGTTTAGTAATTAAAAATGGTGTAGATACTATTGAACCCATACCAACTATATATAAAAAAGGTGATCCAATAAAAATTATTCATCATTGTACACCTTGGAGAGGACTAAGTGTTTTACTAGGTGCAATGCAATTGGTTAAAAATCCATTAATAAGTTTAGATGTATATTCATCAACTGAAGTATATGGTAAAAGTTTTCATGACCAAACAGATGATCAATACAAAGCTCTTTATGATCAAGCAAGACAACTCCCAAATGTAAATTATATTGGATATAAACCAAACGAATATATTAAAGAGCATCTAAAAGATTATAGATTATTTGTCTATCCAAGTATTTGGGAAGAAACATTTTGTATATCAGCTCTTGAGGCTATGGCTGCAGGACTCTATTGTGTAACTACTAATTATGGTGCGTTATATGAAACTTGTGCTGAGTTTCCAATGTATATTCCTTATTCTAATAACTATGAATCTTTAGCTAGAAAATTTGCACAAGGTATAGAAGTTGCTGCACAATCGCTTGAGGCACCAGGCATCCAGGATCATTTAAAAATGCAAAAAGATTATGTTAATAGATTCTATAATTGGAATGTTAAATCAATAAGTTGGACTAGATTTTTAGAAGGAGCAATCAATGCAAAATAATGAACCTATTTGGTTTGGTGAAAATAAAAAAACAAATGCAAATGTAGATACTTATCAAACAGAAAAATTAGAAAAAGTAGATTCTAATGTTACTGAAATTAACATAGGATCAAAACCAGGTTATAAAATAATGGTATGTACTCCATGTCATAGTGACGTATCTATGCACTACACCCAAGCAGTATTAAAGTTTCAATTAGAATGTATGAAAAGAAATATAATGGTTAGTTTTAGTTTATTAAAATCATCATTAGTTACACAAGGTAGAAATTTGTGTGTAGCTGAATTTTTAAATCATAAAGACAATTATGATTACTTACTATTTATAGATTCTGACATTTCTTTTAAACCTGAGACTATATTTAAAATGATTGATGCAGATAAAGATATTATTGCATGTCCATATCCAATGAAGATGTTTGAAACAGATAAGATGTGGAAGAAAATAAAAGAAACTGACATGGTTAAATCAGAAAAAGATCTATTATCTTCGGGGTATATGTATCCAATTAAGATTGGTAAGAATGAACTTATAGTAGATAAAGGAGTTATGGAAGTAACTCATGCTCCAACAGGATGTATGTTAATTAAAAGAAATGTAATAGATAAATTGATAGCAAAACATCCTGAATTAGAAATATATCAACCTACTGTTATTAACGGTAAAGAGACTAAAAAAGAAAACTTTTATAATTTATTTGATACTTTACACGACCTAGAAACTAAACGATACTTTGGAGAAGATTTTGGATTCTGTCAAAGATGGACCGATATTGGTGGTAAAGTATATGTCTATGTAATGGACCATATATCTCATATAGGTGACCATGAGTATTGTGGTAGATTTTATGATATGTTGACTGGTTTAAAACGTGTTGACGTTGACAAGAAAATCAAATAAAGTATAGTATTTACAGGATATCTACGCCTGCTTAACAATATAAGTATATTTAAAATATGGCAATAAACAGATCATCAATGGAACGTCAATTACGTATGGGTGGGGGCATTATGAATGCTATGCCTAGACAACAATATGGTTTAGGGAGTTTAGTTAAATCAGTTACTAAAGGTGTTAAAAAAGCAGTATCAGGTGTTAAAGATTTTGCTAAATCAGATTTAGGTAAAGCAGCTTTACTTGCAGCTGGAGGATATTATTTAGGAGGAGGAACTTTTGGGGGTTTAAGAGCAGGGGCTCCAGGTTTTTCTTTTAGTAATTTACCGGGAGCTTCTACTGTTTCTAATTTTTTCACTGCAGGTGATGGAATAAATAAAACTAAAAAAGGAGCTGATTTATTAAGCACTGCAAAAGTATTTGCCGGAGGTTCTGCATTAGCTGGTCTATTAAGCCAAGCAGAACAAGAAGGTGATCCTGAAGGTATTACTAGAAATGTTGGTGCATTGAAACTTAAATTAGCTGATGCATATAGAAATCAAAGAACGTTTGCTGATGAAGTAGATGAAGAAGCAGCTATTGCACAACAAGTAGCATTAGATACAGCTGAATATAATCAAGATATGTATAGAACTGGTGTTATGAATGGTGGTAGAATAGGTTATGCTTTAGGTAGTCCAGAACAAAATGCTATAGAAGCAGCCGGAATCATGAATCTACCATTAAATCAAAACCCTGCAGGAGTTACAGAATTAGACCTTAGAGAAACAGGTGGATTTATTCCTCCAGTTGGTGTAAAAGAAAAAGCAGATGACATCCCAGCGATGTTAGCAAACAATGAATTCGTATTTACAGCTGATGCTGTAAGAGGAATGGGTGACGGAAACGTTAATAAAGGTGCACAACGTATGTACGATATGATGAAAAAATTAGAAAAAGGCGGGAGAGTATAATGGCAGAAGTATCAACAGTAGTTCAGCAACCACCTGAGTTTATAGAAGCGGCAGCAAAGCCATTTATTACTCAATTACAACAAGTAACTGGTGACTTATCCCAAGCAGATTTATCACAAGTATATGGTCCACAATATACTGCCGGTCTTGGTGCATTAACTCAACAAGCAATTGGACAAGTAGGTGGCCTTGGTGCATATGAACCTTATTTACAAGCAGCACAAGCAGCAACAGGACCTACAGCTTATCAAGCTTATATGTCTCCGTATCAACAAGATATAATTAATACAACTTTAGCTGATTTTGATGTACAAGCACAAAAAGGTTTACCCGCATTAGCAGCACAAGCAATTGGTGCTGGTGCATTTGGTGGAGGACGTGAGGGTGTTCAAAGAGCAGAATATCAACAAGCTTCAGATAGAAACAGAGCTGCACTTCAAGCACAATTATTACAACAAGGTTTTGGACAAGCTCAACAATTAGCTGCTCAACAGTACGGTCAACAAATGCAATTAGCTCAACAAGCTCCTGCATTAGCCGGTCAACAAATTTCTGCATTGACTACTTTAGGAGGATTACAACAATCACAAGCTCAAGCAGAACTTGCTGCACAGCAACAGTTAGCACAGCAACAATTGATGCAACCGCTTCAAGCTACACAGGCTCTGGGTTCAGGGATCACTGGATTAATCGCTGGTTATCCAGGTTCTACTCAGACTCAAACACAACCATCTCCAACGCCTTTACAAACTGCTTTAGGTGCAGGTGCTACATTGGCTGGAGTTTACAGAGCGTTTAATAATTAATATGAGTAAAATATTTAAAAGACCAATGTTTAGAAAAGGTGGTCCTACTTCTGGTATGAATGGTATTATGACTGGTATTGTAGACAGAGAAATGCATGCTGATGATCCATTTGTTGGAGATTTAAAAAATTACATTCCTACTAAAGAAGAATTAGCTTATGTTTCATCTCAATTACCTGAAAGAGAAAAAGTAAAAGATGAAGGTATGGATCCAATAACACAACTTTTAATTGAAGGTGGATTGGGTGCTATGTCAACAACAGGAGGTGGAGGTACTTTTGGTAATATAGCAAAAGCATTTAAAGAACCAACAGCCAATTTATTTAAAAACTTAGCTTCTAAAAGAAAAGAAAAAAAAGAAGAAGAGAGAGAAAAATATTTAACTGAAGCTGATTTATTTAGTGACTTAATTAAAACTAAAGGTGACATAGCTGCAGCTAAATTAGGAACATCTGATTCAGCTAAAATGCAAACTGCTAATGCAGTTAGATCTTTATTTGTTCCTAAAATAACAGCTATAGAAGACAAAATAATTGAAGCTAAACAATCAGGAGCTGGAAATGATGTATTAGGTCCATTAGTAATAGAATTAGAAAATTTAAAAACACAATCAGAAAATGCTTACTTAGATGTATTAGTACCTGGAAAATCAAGATCGGAACAAATAATTGATATGGCTGCAATTATTAAAGAAAATGATCTTGGTGGTAGCAAATCAAATGAACAAATTATTGCTGAAGCAGAATCTATTATCGACATGGCTTCAGGTATTAAAGTTAAAAAAGCTGATGGCGGTAGAATAGGTTATGCTATGGGAACTCCTGAAAAAGTAGATGCACCAATGGTTAATGAACCTACTATGAATGCACCTGCAGTTGAATCTAGAGCTAGAAGTATTGACATGCCGTTTGAAGAATTTAGACAAAAACTACCTGCTAATATTACAGATGATATAGCAAATATAATATATTATAATTCTAGTGCATTTGCAGATTTTGCAAATATTGAAACACAAGATGACGTTTATTCGTTTAACTCAAAATATGATGTGAATTTAACATTACCTTTTAATACCGAGACGACCTAAAATGATATGGCTGATTTGGGAAAACAAAATAGGGATGAAATTTTAAAAAACGTTATTAATGACGTAGTAAATAACGTAGGCACACAAAATATAAATAAAGAAACTCAAGAAGACATTAAAGAATTAAATCCAAACAGTGTAGTAGAAAATAAACTCCCTACATCAGAATTAAGAAGTTTTGTTAGATCTTTACCTGAAAATGAAAAAGATAACGTTTTACGTTATTTAGATGTATTTAGAAATAATAATGCTCCAGTAGTATCTTATATAGAAGATATAAAAAAATATGGTTCTGTTAAAAAAGCAAAAGAAGCAGGAGCCACATCTGGTTTATTAAATCCAAATAAATTTTTAAAAGATTTTAGTAAAGAAGGTGACGAAGAAGATTTAAAAAGATTTACATCTAATTTAATATTAGGGAATGAAATATATGATGTATCAAAACGTAATGATTTTGTAGGACAACAAAAACAAAAAGAATATTTAAATAAAAAAACAACTAAAGCTATGCGTGGTGTTGGTATGGCTATAGAAGAGTCAGCTCGTGAAACATTTAGAACTGTAGCTGCATTAAGTGACGCAGGTTTTAATACTGAGATGTTAGATTTCTTAGAACAAAATTGGCCTGAAGTAGAAAAATCTAGACAAGGTATTGAACAATTATCGGAAGATTTAACTCAATTTGGTATTTCTATATTTGCAGGTAAAAAAATACTTAATGGTTTTGGTAAAATAGCTAGACTTACAGGTAATAAATTTGATTCTACTAGAAAAATACTTGATAGATTTGACAAAACTTTAAAAAAAGGAAAAGTAGTAAAAGATAAAAGTGGAAATATTAAATTAAGATCAAGTATTGCTCAAAAATTAGGTTATTGGGGTGTAGGTGGTGCAGTTGCTTATGGTGTGGGTGAAGCAGTCACTGGAGGCTCAGAAGATGATAAAACTATACTTGGAGATGTTAAACCTTTTGGTATTGGTACAGAGAAACTTGAATTAAAAGATACAGAAGGATTAACAGGTAGAGCAAAAGCAACACAAATATTAGCAAATAAATTAAAGTATGGCGCAGATGGAACTGCTTTAGTAGGTGGTTTAACTGTTGCAGGTAAAACAGTTGCAATGCCTGTTTTAAGAGCAGGTAACAAATATCTTTTAGCTCCAGGATTTAGAAAAGTGGGTAGCGGTTTAGATATTTTAAGTAAAGTTGCTGCAAGTGAAAAAACTGGCATACCTCAATTAACAAGAAAAATAATTGAATCAAAAAATAAAGCTTTAACTAAAGCAGGTATTCCTAAAATGGAAGACTGGCAGTTTTTTTCTATGACAGCAGGTCCATTAAAAGAAAGAATTATGAAAGCTGCTGATAAATTTATATTAACTCCAATAAGAACAAGAGGTCCTTTAACTCAAGAAGCAAAAGATGCATTAATTAAGTCTGAGGGATTAGTTAATAAATATAGAAAAAGAGTTGATATGAAAATGAAACAATTAGAAAATAAATTATATACTTTAACTGAAAAAAGTTTGATTGATAAAATTATTACAGATTCGACTCCTGTTGCTGCAAAAGCATATTTAGATGATATTGTTTTATTTTTACAAGGCAAAATTGGAATTAATGATTTACCTCAAGTTTTAAGAAATTCTTCTAAAGAAGTTAAAATAGTTATTGATGATTTAACAAAAGAATTACAACCCTATATTAAGTCTGGTGAATTACAAAAAGAATTTATAGATAACATTGGAAAATATTTAAGAAATTCATATGAAGTATTTAGAAGTAATTCATTTAGACCAAATTCATCTCAAATAAAATCAGCTACAGATTATTTTAAAGAACAAATTAAAAGAATGGATCCTGAATATAGAAATGTAAAAATAGGTTCGGGAACTGATTTGGATAAACAATTGTCTAGATATGCATCTTCTAAAGTAGATGAAATATTAAATGTTGGTCAAGAAGGTAGTAGTCCAAAAGATAGAATGAACGCTATTACATCAGTAGTGACTCCTTTTTTAGATAAAAAAAATCCTTCCTTACCAAAAGTTGTTCAAGATTTATTAGGAAAAGTAAATGATCCAAGAGCTATTGTATTAGATACAGTTACTCAACAAGCTAATTTATTAGCGCATATAAGGTATCATAAAACTTTAGCAAGAAATGGTTTAAAAAATGGTTGGATATTTAAAGATGAAAAAGATTTTATTAGAAGAGGTTTTCAACAAGAAGTAGCTCCATCACTAGTTCCAATTACTATGTCTAAAAATAGAATGAATGTAGATTTAACAAATGTTTATTCTTATAAAATAGGGAAAACTAGAGCACCTTATCTTACAACAAAAGAAATAGCCCAAGGAATGAATGGAGATAATTTAGTTACAGATTTTTTATTAAAAATACCAATGTATAAAGCTTACCTAGCAGCTAAAACAACATCACAATTATCTAAAACTGTGTTATCAGTAATGACTCAAATGCGTAACGTTGAAACCGCAGCTTTCTTTTCTTTTATTAATGGCCACATGGGTAGAAATGCAAGTCTTATTGATTCTATGAAAATAGCATTTCAAGATGTTATAGGTAAAGGAAGTGTAAAACCTGAAGTCATGAAAAAAAAATTAGAAGAATATCTTCAATATGGTGTATTTGATAATTCAGTAGTTGCTGGTGAAGTAGAGGCAGTATTGAAAGATATTGTTAAAAATAGATTTTCTACATCAGAACAATTAATGAAATATTTATTAAATAATCCAGTTTTTAGGAAAGCTACAGAATTTTATCAAGCTTCAGATAATTTATGGAAGGCATATGGATATGAGTTTACTAAATCACAAATGGTTCCTGCTATTCCAATTAGAGGTCTAAGTTTAGATGATGCCGCTAAATTAGGTTATAAAATAGAACCTGGAAAAAAAACTGCTTATACATGGCAAGATTTAGTTACTCAACAGTACAAAGAAGTATTTAATATGAAATGGGATCCCCTTGATTTTGCAGGTAATCCAAAAACTTATTCTGAAGCTTTAAGAGATATAGCGGGTAAATATACTAGAGATGTTTATCCAAACTATTCAATGGTTCCACAAATTGTAAAAGAATGGAGACGTTTACCTCTTGGTAACTTTGTAGCTTTCCAATCAGAAATTATTAGAAATATTTATAATATATTAACATACTCAACTAGAGAAATATCATCTAGTAATCCATATATAAGACAAATAGGTGCTAGAAGACTTTTAGGTTTTGGAAGTGTAATGTATGGATTTGATAAAGGATTAGAAGGTATATCTAGTAGACTAACAGGTTTAGATGAAGAGTTTATAAAAGGATACCAAAGATTTTTTTCACCATGGTATGCTAAGAATGATAAAATTATACCTGTGTCAAAACCAGATGAAAATGGAAAATTTCAAAGTATTGACTGGAGTAAAGAACAACCTTTTGCATCAATTTCAGATGGATTTAATACATTTACTGAAGGAATGTTTAATCCAGATAAAAGTGATGAATCAATGTTTACAAGATTTTTTAAATCAATGTTTTATGATTATGAAGAAAAAAAGAATGGTGCATTAACACAAGTATTTGAACCTTTTATTACTGAGTCAATTTTAACTGAAGCAATATTAGATGTAGCTCCTAAATGGATGCCTATTCCAGGTGCAAGAGGTGGTAAAACTAAAGAAGGTAAAATATTATATGATGCAGCTAATGAACCATATGATGTAGTAGTTGGTAAAATATTTAATCATTTAATACAAACTATTAATCCAACAACATTTAGAAGTGCCGGTAAGGTTTTATCTGCTTATGATGAAGAAGTTAATAAAGCTGGTGATAAATATAATACTACAAATGAATTATTGAAGATGTTTCTTGGTATTGGTATCACTGAACAAAATCCTAAAACTAGTATGACTTATATCATTAGTGATTTTAGTACCAGATTACAAGCAGCGGATGGTACTTTCAAAAGAAGCACTTATGATTTAAATAAAATATTTAAAGACCCTACAAATATTTTAGAACAATGGGATTTACTACAAAAAAACAGATATAGAGAAATGAGTAGAGTAAGTGATTTTTTAAAAGTAGCTGAAAGATTATTTCCTAAAGGAGAAATAGCTTTACAGTTTAAAGATAGACAAAACTTTGGTAAAAAAACAATGAAGTATCTATTTGCAAATAGATATAGACCATCAAACATACCTGGATTTAAAGAGTATACGGATATAACACAAAAATCTTATAGAAAATTATTAGAAACTTATCCTGATTTAAAATTTGAAGATGTATTTCCATTAGCACAGATGCAAGAGATAGTAGGTAAATGGAACGGTGTTCCACTTGGATTGTCTGATGAAGACTTAGATAGATATTTTAACAAAGAACTTCCAAGTGTTATTGATAAACAAAGTCAGAAACCAGATGAAATTATAAAACAAGAACCTCAAAAAGTTTCTCAAAAACCACAAAGTGCACCATTACCTGATACACCTGCACCTAATGCTCAAGTGATACAAACAGCAACGCTTCCGGCATCAGGGGCTTTAAATCAAGGTTTGACTGCTACTGAAAATGCGTTATTATCAGAAGAAGAGAAACAAATTACTTTGAGAAACAGAGGATTAGCATAATGGCTGAAATAAACTTTAATAATTTATACAATCAATTAAGTCCTATGGACAAAATGTTTTATGATCAACAGTTTCAAAAAAAATATAATTCAAATCAAGAAAACATAATGTTATCTTCTCAGCCTTCTTATGAGCAAATGAAATCAGTGTATGATGCTCAACAACAAGTTCCTGAAAAAAGTTTTTTTGATAGTCTTAATCCTTTTACTTCAGCTAGCGCTGCTGAAATGCCTCCGGTTCCTAATGTTAGTTTAGGTACTCCACAAATTAATTTTAATACTGGAATTACAGGTGCATCTAATGCTATTCCAATGATTAATAATGTTCCAATGATTAATACCGGTGCTATAGATCAAAGGTTACAAAACACTGATTTAATTCAACAATTAATTGAACAGAATCAACAAAAATTAAATCTTGCTAACACTGCAGACACAGCGCCTTTCTTTTTTCCTCCAGGGGGAACAACACCATTACAAAGTACGGCGCCTTTACAAGATTTAGGTATTGACACTTCATATGGTGTTGCTAATGAAGAAGATGTTGAACAAGAATTTTTACCTGATCAAGAACCATCAGGCATTGCAAAACTTTTTGAGTTTTTGGGGAAATTACCTACACCATTTAATTTAGCAAGACGTGGTTTAGGATCTTTAAGAGGATTAAATGATAGAATGCAGAATTCAATGTTTGGTAAATCAAAAACTTTAGCTGAATATTTTAATAATAGAAAAATAGCAAAAGCTACAGGTTCAAAAGATTTTATGAATAGACCTAGATCGGAAAGAAATTACACTGGGCCAAGTGGTGGAAATAATACTGGTGGAGATACAGGAGCTAAAGGAGCTGCAGATTCTTTTTCTAATAAAAGTGGAATGGGAAGAACTGGTTACTAATGCCTAAATCAAAAAACTCAGCTTTAGAAAAAATAGAATCTCACGAAAAACTTTGTCGTATAATGCAAAAACAAACTCACGAAAAAATTAATAAATTAGAAACTCAAATTGATAGAATTGAAAGAATTTTAATCGGTTGCGCTGGCGCTTTACTCATGGGTATGGGTGGAATGATTACAGCATTAATATTTAAATTATAGTTTTTTTGGGAGGTTGGGCACTTAGCTGCCGGGATTGATTATAGTGGGGACTATAATCACTATATCCATTCTCTAAAATCTTCATCCATAATCGTATTGGCAATATCAACTTTATTACGTAAAGCTTTTACAATTCTTTCATCAATTGTATCTTCAGTCATAATATCAATATAAGTCATTTTTTTAGTTTGACCTATACGATCAATACGTGCTTCTGATTGTTGACGTTTCTCAAGGTCATAACCATTTGAAAAATAAACCATATTACTGCCAGCAGTTAACGTAATACCATAACCACCGGTATGAGTAGTTCCTACAAAAAATCTACAATTATCATCTGTTTGAAATTTTTTAATATTAGCTGATCTTGCATCAGTATCCGTTGCACCATAATAATCTACAACAGAATCTTCACCATATACTTTTTTAATTTGTTCAATTATTCTTCTAACATCATGAGTATAGTGAGACCATATAATAGTTTTACCTTCAACGTTTTCTAATATGTTCATTAGTTCAGTTAATCTTTGACAAGGTAAATCTTTTATAGTTCCATCATCAGCTGTAAAATGTCCACAAGTAATTTGATGTAGTCTCATCAATTGAGTCATGACAGTTGCGGAAGATTGCATCTTACCATCTAAGAAAGCTATTGTTTCTTCTTTCATTTGTTTATAAACTTTTTTCTGTTCAGGTGTTAATTCAACATAATGTTTAACAAAAGTTTTTTCAGGTAAATCTAAACAATCATCTTTTAAAATTCTTTTTGAAAAAGGTTTTATTTTTTCTGATAATTCACCAAGGTTTCTATAACCAACAACAATCTCAACTCTTCTACCCTGTACTTCAATTTTTTTAGTAACAGCATACCTAGATTTAAATACCCAATAAGAATCATGATCTAATAACCATGGATCAAGAAATGCACATTGTGAAAATAAATCTAAAGGTGATTTAGTTACAGGTGAACCTGTAAGTATTCTTCTATATTTAGCATTATCTCTTAATGATAAAATATTTTTAGTTCTATTTGATGTGGGGGTTTTAATTGTAGTAGACTCATCAATTGCAATCATTGCCTTATGGCATGATAAAAATTTTTGTGCAAAATCAGTTCCATTACCTGAACTAAATGATTCAACATTCATAATTAAAATATGTAAGTCAGTTCCTGTTTCAAATAAAGTATTTAATATTTGTTTTTGTTTTGCTGACTTGTCTGATGTTTTCCATAACACCATTTTCTTTTCGATATGATCAGGTAAGTGTACAGGCACCTCCTGATCATACCAGTTCTTATAAACACCTTTAGGTGCAATAAGAAGGAGACCATTTATCTGGCCTTTATCATATAACATTGCGGCATTATCTAGTAATACCTTTGATTTACCTGTACCCATTTCCATGAAGTACGCAAAATTTTCTTTATCCCAAGATGCTTCTAATGCATCTAATTGGTGCTCATACGGCTTAGTTTTAAATTTATAATTCATAATATATAACCTTTACTTTTCTTTCTAAGAAGGTATATATAGTTAAAAAAGAATATGTCAATATGAGTAAAGTTTATTTAACACAGGAAATTCCTGGTACATCTATAGGACAACCAAAATATAATGTTTTAGGTGCACAAAAGTTCGGACAAATTGTCACAGTGTTGCCAGAAAAAAGTCAAATTATTTTATCACCTGGTCCATTAATTCACAAATTAAGAACCGCATTAAAAGATTATACAACTGATGATTACTTATTATTATCAGGAGATCCTGCAATTATAGGAGTAGTTTGCTCAGTTGTTTGTGATATAACAAATGGAAAATTTAATTTATTAAAATGGGACAGACAAGAAAAAACTTACTACCCAATCGAAGTAGATATTTTTCAAAAATAAAACTTGACAAAATAAGTTTTAGTCACTATAATTACGACCATGAAAGTTATAAAGAAAAAAACCAAAGGAGTTATATATGATAATAGATATGCGTAAAGACGCACCTGATCAATCTAATAGTATTGATCCAGATAAACTTTCAACAGAAGTTGAAAAGTTACAATCCATACAAAACCAAATTGAAAATTTGGAAGCACAAGTAAAAGATTTAAAACAAGATGAAAAACATTTTAGTTGTGTTGTTATTCCAAAATTAATGGAAGACATGAACTTATCTAGTTTAAAATTAAAAGATGGTTCAGAGTTAACTGTTAAACAAATTTATAGTGCCACATTAAAAGCTGATAAAAAAGCTGAAGGCATACACTGGCTTCGAGACAATGGCTTAGGTGATATAGTAAAAAATAATATTACTGTATCATTTGGTCAAGGCGAAGATAACAAGGCTGTCGATTACGCTGGCCTTGCGAGGTCGAATGGGTATGAACCTATCCAAGAGGAGAAAGTTCACCCTTCGACACTCAAAGTAGTTATGAAGGAATGGAAAGACAAAGGTCGAGAAGTTCCTGAAGAACTATTCAATACATTTGATGGAAGTCAAACGTATTTAAAAAATAAAAAATAAATAATAACCTAATAAGGAGATATACTATGGCAGATACAAATGCTGTGACTAAGACAAACAGTGCGGGTGCACTGGCTACAATCAACCTAAGAGGAGACTCTGGAAGAGGTAGCGAAGAAATAAAATCGGATGATATGTCTACACCGATTTTAAAAATCCTACACCAACTATCACCTGAATGTAATAAGAGTAATGCAAAATATGTAGAAGGTTCACAACCTGGTATGATTTATGCAAAAGGTCTTGGTACATTAGTAGATGGTCAAGAAGGTGTAGACCTACTTGTTTCACACGTGCAAACAAGATATCCTGAATGGCAGGAAATGGGTGACGTAGCAGCTCCGCCTGTTGCAACTCATATGTCTGTACCATCAGATGCCGTTGAAGAAAGAAACGGTAAATATAGACTGACTAATGGTAACTATTTAGAAAAGACTGCATATTTTTATGTAGTTGTTTTAGGTGATGAACCTAGACCTGCAGTAATTACTATGAGATCATCTAACTTAACACCTGCGAGAGAATTAAATCAGTTGATTAAAAATCTAAGATTTAAAGATGACAAAGGTGTTTATAATCCGGCAGCATATGCAGCAGTTTATAATTTAAAAACTGCAGCTAAAGTTGCGGGAAGTAAAAACTGGCATGTCTATAAACCTTCTATGAAGAGAGCATTAGATATCTCTAAAAAAGAAGACGCAGACTTATATTTAATGGCACAGGAATTTCAAAAATCTGTGTCAAAAGGTGCAGCTAAACCTGAATATGAGAAAAGCGATAAACCTCAAGTATCAGATATTGTTTAATTCACTAAGTGAATACTTCGGAGATGGGGTGGCGACGGGAGACTGTCGCCACTCTTTAAACAAATTAAAGGGATACAGATATGCAAGAGTTTATAAAAAATTTTACAGGTTTAGAACGTAATTACGGTTATTGTAATATTAGTAATGGTTATAAAGATCCTGATACAGGTAAGATAAGATTTAAAAATGGTGACTATGGGTGGTCAGGTAAACCTATAACTCAATTTGATTACAAACAACATTTAGATGGGACAAAATCAATAGGAATACAACCTTGTAATGATAGTGATTTAGCAAGGTTTGGTGCAATAGATATAGATCCAAAAATATATAAAAATTTAGATGTAAAATATTATCTAGATATAATTCAAGAAAAACAATTACCATTAATACCAGTTAAATCTAAAAGTGGTGGGCTTCATTTATATTTATTTACAAAAGAATTAGTGAGAGCAAAAGTAATAAAAGATTTTTTAGAAGACGTATTATTTTTATTTAAACTACCCATCAATACAGAAATATTTCCTAAACAAACTAAATTAGGTAGTGATACAAATGGAAATAAAGTAAATGGTAATTTTATAAATCTTCCATATTTTGGTAAAAAAGAAAGAGTTGCATTAGATCCATCGGGTAAAGAAATACCTTTTGATGTGTTTCTACAATGTGTTGAATTAAATAAAGTAGATTCAAATCAAATAAAAGAATTATCAGATAATCTTATTCGGAAAGCATTAACCGGAGGTGCAGAGGAATTTAAAGATGGTCCACCTTGTTTAGAAATTTTATCAAAAAATAAAATGACAGATGGTCGTGATAGATTTTTATATAACTACATGGTCTTTGCTAAGAAAAAATATTCAGATGATTGGAAAAATAAAGTTCTACAAGCAGGTAGAAATTATTTTGAGTTTAATCAAACCTGGACAGATGATCACATTAAAATGAAAATAAAGAATTGGGAGAAGCAGGAAAAAGGTCATACTTGTAGTGATGAATTACTTTCACCTGTTTGTGTTAAATCAGAATGTGTGAAAAGAAAGTTTGGAATTATATCAGATAAGAAAATAGATTGGCCATTAATGACTAATCTAATCAAAGTAGATTTTAAACCAGACCCTGAATATTATCTTACTGTAGAAAATAAAAAAGGTGAATCAGTTTCAGTTCATGCAAAAGATGTAAATAAATTAAAAGATCAAAAAGAATTAAGAGGTTTAGTTATGGCTCAAGCGGATATATTTCCACCTCCTATTAAAGCAATGGACTTTCATGCAATGATAAATGCTTTATTGGATACACAAGATACAGTGCAGCCGGCTCCAGGGACCAGACCGATAGAGATATTAAAGAAATTAATAAGAGAACATATTAACGGGCCTCAGGCTACAACGCATAACTCTTTTTTAAGTGGTAACGTATTGAAAGATGAAACTTATGCATACTTTGTTTATGATGATTTCTATACTTTCTTAAAAGAAAACGAATGGAAGAAAGATGCATCTAGAACTTCTTACATGATAGAAAAAATGTTTGAAAATGAAAAAGATCATTTACCAAAACCAGAGTTTGGTAAGAAGAAAAGATTTCCAGGTAGAAATAAAAAGACAGATAAACCAAATCCAGGTGTTAATGGATGTGCATTTATACCTTTATATTTATTTAAAGAAGAAGAAGACATGGAAGTAGAAGAGATTATAGAAATAGAAAATGAGGATGATATTGTATAATGATTTATAAATACTACGGTCCTCCAGGTACAGGTAAAACATATAAGCTTATTAGTAGAGCTAAAGCATATGTTAGAATGGGTGTACCGTTAGATAAGATTGCATACTTTGCTTTTACCAAAAAAGCTGCAGAAGAAGCTAGAGAAAGAATGCCGGCAGAAGATAAGGACTTATATTATTTTAGAACTATTCATTCATTTGCTTTTGATCAATTAGATTTAAATACTAAGAAAGTAATGCAAGGTAGTGATTATGAAAAGATAGGTAAGAAATTAAATTTAAGAGTTAAGTATTATGATAAATATAATAAAGAAGAAATATTTTATTTGAATAGTGATAGTCCATATTTTCAAATGATAGGAAAAGCAATTAATAGAGATGTAACTATTAAAGAAGAGTACGATAGAAATGAACATAACTCTAAAGAAATCAAATGGCATATACTAAAAAACATAGATGATAATTTAAAAAATTATAAGACTGTTAAAAAGAAATTAGATTTTAATGATATGATTAATCAATTATTATTAAAAGAAGATTTACCTAGATTTAAAGCAATCTTCATAGATGAAGCTCAAGATTTATCTCCATTACAATGGAAGCTATTTGATAAATTAAAACAATATACAGATGATATTTATTTAGCAGGTGACGATGATCAAGCTATCTTTGCTTGGGCTGGTGCAGATGTTGATAGATTTATATCTGAAAAAGCAGATAAAGAAAAAGTATTAAAATATTCAAAAAGAATATCAAGAGCAGTTCAGGAACAATCAATCATACCTCTAACTAATATAATTGGTTTAAGAAAACTAAAAAAATATTATCCAAGAGACTACGAAGGTGAGTGTCTTAAAATAAATAACCTAGATCAAATAGATCTAACAGAGGGAAAATGGTTAATATTAACTAGAACTATTTCTAGATTAATAAAGATGACAAAAGAATTAAGAAAAAGAAATTTATATCATTATACTAATAAAGGTAAAAGTTTTGTAGTTAGAATATATAATGCATCAATTAATTATAATTCATGGTGTAGAGGAATTAAATTAGATGAAAAAGAAATAAAAGATGTAGAAGAATATACTGGTCTTAAACAAAATAAATGGGACAACACAATAGATTGGTTTGATGCTTTTAAAAAAGCAGATTTATCTGAGAAAGAATATATTAAAAATATGATAGATAATGGAGAAGACCTAGATGATAGGGCACGTATCAAAGTATCTACTATTCATGCAGCTAAAGGTGGAGAAGAAGATAGTGTAATTCTTTGTTTAGACATTGGAGATAAAATTAAAAAAGCAATTAAGAAGAGTCAAGCAAAGCATGATGAAGAACATAGAGTTTGGTATGTTGGAGGAACACGTGCAAGAAATAATTTATATAAATTAAAAGCAAGAATAAAAAGAAATGAATATAAACATATTTAAGAATTTACATACTAACCTATGTAAACCGATCGGGAGCGAGAAAACCCTTTTTGGTGGGTGGCAGCATCAAGCTCTAACGGGCGAAGTTGGTTCGATTTCTCCAACTCCCTATTTATTCATGGTCGTTAAACCAACAACTGTCACATTAAACTGAAAGGAAAACTATGACACACAAAGATGACTTGGAAAATGCATTTCCACAAGATAAACAAATTGGAGGATCTCACTATAAAGATTTTCCCATTCAACCTTATGAATTTATTTCAAAAAATAACTTATCATTTTTTCAAGGTAACGTTGTAAAATACGTTTGTAGATACTTGAATAAAAATGGAATACAAGATATAGAAAAGATAATTCATTACTGTGAATTAGAAATTAAAAAGATGAAAGATATGAAGAGGAAAAAATGAATACATATACTGAAATTTTTGGTTTGTTGATTATAACAATATTTATGTTTGGATTGATATAATGGAAACTATTACTTTGAATAATATTTTAGTTACTAGAGAAAGATCTAATTCATATAGAATTAGATTGAATAATGGTTTACTTTTTTCAATTCCTAAAAATTTTATTAAATTTAATAATAGTAAAAAGACAGAAGCTATTTGTGTTAAAGAAATTTTTAATAACAATATTTTATTAGAAAAAAATAAAATAAAAAATAAAGAAATTGAATTTTTAAAAATGTTAAATAAAAGTAATTTGAAGGAGATTAGATAATGTTAATGCCAACTACAGAATGGGTAGCACCTACAGAATTTCCTGATCTAAGAAAAGCAGATGAGATTGCGATTGACTTGGAGACAAGAGATCCAGATTTAAAGAGTAAGGGTTCAGGGGCCATAAGTGGTAATGGTGAAGTTGTAGGTATAGCTGTAGCTGTAGATGGGTATAAAAACTATTTTCCAATAGCACATGGTGAAGGTCCTAACATGCCTAGAGATCAGGTATTGAAATGGTTTAAAGATGTATGTGAATCACCTGCTACAAAAATATTTCACAATGCAATGTATGATGTATGTTGGATACGTAATTTAGGTATAAAAATCAATGGTTTAATTATTGATACCATGGTTGCAGCATCACTCATTGATGAAAATAGATTTTCATTTACATTAAACTCTTTATCTTGGGTCTATTTAAATAAAGGTAAGAATGAATCATTACTTACTAATGCAGCGAAAGAACGTGGATTAGATCCTAAAGCTGAAATGTGGAAAATGCCTGCAAGTGAAGTAGGAGCATATGCGGAAGAGGATGCAGCTCTAACTTTAGAGCTTTGGCATTTATTTAAAAAAATAATTATAGAAGAAGATCTACAGAATATATTTAATCTTGAGACTGATCTTTTTCCTTGTTTAGTTGATATGCGCCACCTAGGTGTTCGGGTAGATATCGAGAAAGCCAATCAATTGAAAACAGCACTGGCAATAAAAGAAGAAAACTTATTGCAACAAATAAAAATAGAATCAGGAGTAGACACTCAGTTATGGGCTGCCAGATCAATTGAAAAAGTTTTCCAAAAATTAAATTTACCTTACGAAGTAACTGAAAAAACTGGTGCACCATCATTTACTAAAAATTTTATTTCTAAACATAATCATCCTGTCGTTAACATGATAGCAGAAGCTAGAAAAATAAACAAGGTAAGAACAACTTTTATAGATACAATATTAAGACATGAACACAAAGGTAGAATTCATGCAGATATAAATCAAATTAGATCTGATGATGGAGGAACAGTTACAGGAAGGTTTAGTTATTCTAATCCAAATCTACAACAAATTCCAGCAAGAGATCCTGATACAGGTCCATTGATAAGATCACTATTTATACCAGAAGAAGGTTGTAAGTGGGGTACGTTTGATTACTCACAACAAGAACCAAGATTGGTTGCACACTACGCATTAAGATTTGAATATGATTCAGCACAAGTTATTGCAGACTCATATGAAAATGATCCATCAACTGACTTTCACCAAATTGTTGCGGACATGGCAGAGATTGATAGAAAAGAAGCTAAGACAATTAACTTAGGTTTATTTTATGGAATGGGTAAAGCTAAATTACAAAATGAATTAGCTGTATCAAAAGAAAAAGCAGATGAATTATTTAATACTTATCATGGTAGAGTACCATTTGTAAAAGAATTAATGAGTGGAGTTATGAATGCTGCACAACAAAAAGGTAGAATAAAAACTTTATTGGGTAGACGTTGTAGATTTCCTAAATACGAACCAATTCTAAGAGGTTCTGATTGGGGTACATTTGTACCTGCAGCAGATCATGAAAGAATGAAGGATCTAAAAGAAATGGGACCATACTTATTAGATGAGAATGGTGATCAAGAAAAAGATGTTGATGGTAAACCAAAGAAAAATTATTGGTATAAAAATGGACATAGAAGAGCATTTACTTACAAAGCATTAAACAAATTAATTCAAGGTAGTGCTGCTGATATGACTAAAAAAGCAATGGTTGATCTATATAAAGAAGGTTTAATAGGTCATATACAAATACATGATGAATTAGATTTTTCTATTGAATCTGAAAAACAAGCTGATAAAATAAAACAAATAATGGAACATGCAGTAGAACTAAAAGTTCCTAATAAAGTTGATTACGAATCTGGACCTAATTGGGGCGAAATAAAATGAGAAATTTATGGCATACCTTAACGCAAACATACCACCAATTTATTGTAAAATTCGTACAGAGTATTTGTATGATATGGACATGGATAAAAGAGGTGAGCAGGACTGTGTGGTGTTTGGTATTTCGAGTATTTCAGGACGTGCGCTCTTATTTAATATCATGCTACCCAATGGTGCGTGCTTTTGGCGTTTGCCTATCTCAGCGTTTTTCCAAAAATCGTATGACCGAACCAAAGTGCCTGATATGCAAGTCAACGAATTACAACTGTGGAATTGTTTTAGTTATTATCCTAGTGTTCATTGCTTTGATTGGCTAGCAGGAATAGACGGTAAGTATCTAGGTAAAGATAAAAAATTTTACAAAGGTCAATATTTATTTACGGTTGACTGGGCTCATCCAGAGACTAATATACTAAACACGGAACATTCAGAAATTCCGCAAGAGCACAAGTGTGCACACATAATTGCATTAGATAATGGTAATTATGCAGCGCAGCCAAACAATAGAATCATTTGGCATGTGAACAGTTATACTACCGACAATGATTGGCCTGATTACAGTGTACAAAATACT